GTAATTAGAAATGCTATGAGTGACATCAAAAGGATGCACGACTTTAATTACACTCTTCCCAAAGAAAACTATTGGGACAATGAATGTAGAGAACATCCAACCAATTCACATTGTTTGGTCTATTGTGATTAATCAAAGGGGGTTTACTACCCCCTTTTTTAATGCTATAATACATAAAGGAAAGAAGTAAAAATGACTGTAAAATTAGCACTGTTAAAGTCTGGTGAAGAAATTATTTCTGATATGTCAGAGATGATGTCAGGCCAAGATGGAGGAGGTCAAGTAGTAGGATATTTTTTAAATCATCCTTGCAGAGCTGTTCTCACTAGTTCTGATGTACAGGTAAATGAGGAACAGGAATCTACTAGACAACCTGTGTCTATTAGATTAATACCTTGGATGCCATTGAGTAAGGATGAAAGAATTCCAGTTGTGGCAGATTGGGTAATTAGTATAGTAGAGCCACAAGATAAATTATTAGAAATGTACAATAGAGCAGTAAAAACCTATGAAGAAAGAAAATCTGAAAATTCTGATACTGACGAACAATCAGAAAGTGATCAGTCAGATTGATGAGGTTACTTCTGAATTAGGAGAACCTGATTGTAAACTGACAGAACCATTTGTTATTAATGATGATGGTACATTGTCCCCTTGGTTGTTAGATATAACAACTCAAAATACTTTTATGATATCATCTGATAAAATATTGACATTGGTTCAACCTAATAGTAGACTAGTTAAAAAGTATGAGGATGTGATAGAAGAATGAGATTCTATACTAATGTCCAAATGGTTGGAAACAACTTTTTGGTGCGTGAAGTTGTGGATGGTAAGAGGTCAATATTTAAGGAAGAATATTCTCCCACTCTATTTGTAAAATCAAATAAAAATACCAAATACAAAACTCTGGAAGGAGAGAGTGTTGAACCTATTCAACCTGGTTCTGTAAGAGATTGTAGGGAGTTTATAAAGAAGTATGATGGTGTGGAGGGGTTTAAGATATATGGTAATGATAGGTATGTTTTTCAATATATTTCAGATAAGTATCCGCAGGATGAAGTAAAGTTTGATATTAAGCATATCAATCTTGTGACAATGGATATTGAGGTGAAGTCTGAACAGGGTTTCCCAGATCCACAAGCTTGTTCTGAAGAGATGTTAACAATATCTTTGCAGGATTATGCTACTAAGCAGATTACTACATGGGGAAGGAAACCATATACTCCCACTCAAGATAATGTCAAGTATTATTATTTTGAGGATGAGATTGAAATGCTCAACTCATTTTTATATCATTGGTCTAAGAATCCACCAGATGTTATTACTGGGTGGAATGTAAGACTTTATGATATTCCATACTTATGTGGACGCATAAGTAGGATTATGGGTGATAAGAAACTTAAGTTAATGTCACCTTGGGGATTAGTTACTCAAGATGAGATCTATATCACTGGTAGAAAATTCTATGTGTTTGATATTGCTGGAATGACAACTCTGGATTATCTGGAGTTGTATAAGAAATTTACTTATAAGGCACAAGAATCATATAGACTGGATTATATTGCTAGTGTAGAAATTGGTGCTAAGAAGTTAGATCACTCTGAGTTTGATACATTCAAAGATTTCTATACAGGTAATTGGAAGAAGTTTGTAGATTACAATATCATTGACGTTGAACTTGTTGACCGTATGGAAGACAAGATGAAATTGATTGAACTGGCATTGACTATGGCATATGATGCCAAGGTTAATTATCAGGACATCATGTTCCAAGTACGTACATGGGACACAATCATATATAACTACTTAAAGAAGAGGGATATTGTTATTCCTCCTAAAGATAGAAGTGACAAAAACGAGAAATTTGCAGGTGCTTATGTCAAGGAACCGAAACCAGGACGCTATGATTGGGTGGTCTCTTTTGACCTTAATAGCCTGTACCCTCATCTTATTATGCAGTACAATATCAGTCCCGAGACACTCAGGGAAACTAGACATTCCAGTGCGAGCGTTGAAGGGCTCTTAAATGAGGAGGTTGATATTGGTGGTGAGTATGCTACCTGTGCTAATGGAGCACAATATAGGAAGGATATAAAAGGATTCCTTCCAGAATTAATGGAGAAGATGTATGCGGAACGTGTTATATTTAAGAAGAGGATGCTCGCAGCGAAGCAGGAGTATGAGAAGACACCCACGGTTGCTCTTGAAAAAGAGATTGCCAGGTGTAACAACATCCAAATGGCAAAGAAGATTTCTCTTAACTCTGCTTATGGTGCTATCGGCAATCAGTACTTCAGGTATTATAAATTAGCAAATGCTGAAGCCATTACACTCTCAGGTCAAGTCTCAATTAGATGGATTGAGAATAGAATGAATGGATATCTAAATAAACTGTTAGGAACTCAAGACATTGACTATGTGGTGGCATCAGATACCGATTCAATATACATTAATTTCGGACCTCTTGTTGATAAATTTTTTGGTAATAAGATTGAAGATAAAGCTAAGATTGTATCATTACTCAATCAAGTTTGTGAAGATAAACTGGAACCCTTTATTGATAAGTCCTATCAAGAATTGGCTGATTATGTAAATGCTTATGATCAGAAGATGTTCATGAAGAGAGAGAACATTGCTGATCGTGGTATATGGACTGCTAAGAAAAGATATATTTTAAATGTATGGGATAGTGAAGGTGTAAGGTATGAAGAACCTAAACTCAAGATGATGGGTATTGAGGCAGTTAAATCCTCAACACCTGCTCCTTGTCGTCAAATGATTAAGGACACTCTTAAGTTGGTTATGAGTGGCACTGAGGATGATGTAATTGATTTTATTGATGATGCAAGGAAGAAGTTTAAAAATCTTCCACCAGAAGATATTGCTTTTCCAAGAACATGTTCCAATGTGGATAAACATAAATCTACTGCTACAATATATGCAAAGGGAACTCCTATTCATGCAAGAGGAGCACTCCTGTATAATCACTACATAAAGCAGAAGAAATTGGATAACAAGTATTCTATTATTAATAATGGTGAGAAGATAAAATTCTGTTATCTTAAGAAACCAAACACCATTCAGGAGAATGTTATCTCTTTTATTTCAGACTTTCCTACTGAGTTGCAACTTGACAAGTATATTGATTATGACTTACAATTTGAGAAAGCATTTCTTGAACCTGTAAAGGTTATCTTGGATGCTATTGGTTGGAATGTTGAAAAAACTGTAAACCTAGAACTCTTTTTTGGATGAAAGAAACTAAGCAAGAAAAATGGGAACGTGGTAAGACTCTATTTCTAGAGTCTGTATATAAGCCTGATGATAGATTAAGAGGATGTGCTCATAATCAAAAATGTTATCATGAATTGATGGAGATAAGAGAACAAGTAATTGAAATGGTAAGAAATATGCCTAATCCACATGCAGATCCAATACCATTTGGTAAGAAGAATAATGTTGTAACTCCTACAGTTACCACACCAGCAGGTGAGATAAGTGAAACTTTAATGAGTGGAGCATTAGGTGATTATTATTCAGATAAGAGAGAGTATTAATTATGTTTTTTAAAAAATTGAGCCTTGTTACTGGTGGGTTTGATCCCATACATAGTGGACACATATCATACTTTAAAAGAGCAAAAGACCTCTCTAATTATTTGGTAGTTGGAATCAATACTGAAGAGTGGTTAACAAGAAAGAAAGGACAGTATTTTCAATCATGGAAAGAAAGAGCAGAGATTATAAGACATTTGGATATGGTGGATGCTGTGATATCATATGATGATAGTGATGATTCTTCTTGTGAGGGTATTGCTAAATGTTTAGAAATTGCAGAGACAGTAATTTTTTGTAATGGAGGTGATAGGGGTAAAACTAATACACCAGAAGTTGTTAAGTATGGTGAAGATCCTAGAGTACAATTTGAGTTTGGTATTGGTGGGGATGATAAAATGAACAGTAGTTCATGGATTCTTCATGGTTATTTTGAAAGACAACGTAAATTATTAGGTATTTGAAATGGATTTTTTAAAAGAAATAGTAAAGGAGATAGGGGATGACTTCACCCAACTCGCGTCCAATATTGACGAAACTGAAAGATATGTGGACACAGGTTCGTACATCTTTAATGGACTGGTTTCAGGTAGCATATTTGGTGGTGTATCTAGCAACAAGATTACTGCTATTGCTGGTGAAAGTAGTACAGGAAAAACTTTCTTCTCTTTGGCAGTCGTCAAAAATTTCCTTGATTCTAATCCTGATGGGTATTGTTTATATTTTGACACTGAAGCCGCTGTTAATAAACCTTTATTGGCAAGTCGTGGAATTGATTTAAAGAGATTAGTTGTTGTTAATGTGGTAACAATTGAAGAGTTTAGAAGTAAGGCACTTAGGGCTGTGGATATATATCTTAAGACCCCCACAGAAGAGCGCAAACCATGTATGTTTGTGTTAGACTCCTTGGGAATGCTCTCCACAGAAAAAGAGATTAGAGACGCACTTGATGATAAACAAGTTCGTGATATGACTAAATCTCAACTGGTAAAGGGAGCATTTAGAATGTTAACCTTAAAACTTGGCCAAGCGAATGTTCCACTCATTGTCACGAATCACACGTATGATGTCATCGGAGCTTATGTTCCAACTAAAGAAATGGGAGGAGGTTCGGGACTCAAGTACGCAGCTAGTACAATCATATATCTCAGCAAGAAAAAAGAAAAGGATGGCAAAGAAGTCATCGGAAACATTATCAAAGCAAAGACTCACAAATCACGTTTAAGTAAAGAGAATAAAACTGTTGATATACGTCTCTATTATGATGATAGAGGTCTTGATAAGTATTATGGTCTCCTTGAACTAGGAGAGATTGGAGGATTGTGGAAGAATGTTGCTGGTAGATATGAAATGAATGGTAAGAAAATATATGCCAAACAGATCTATGCTAATCCAGAAGAGTATTTTACTCCAGAGGTAATGCAAGCTTTAGATGAAACTGCACAGAGGGAGTTTAGTTATGGCAACTAGTCAAATATTTCCTCTGTTTCCCACAGCAGTAGGAGTTTATAATTTAGGACAAGATTATCATAAAGTGAATGAATCTTTAGTTAAAGATGTGTTTGTTGAACAAAAGAGAGATCCTCAAGGTCATACACGTAGTAATATGGGTGGGTGGCATGGTAAGATGAAGATGGAAGAAAGGTATGAGAGTTTCAAAATTCTTAGATCTCAGATTGAAGATTGTGTAAATGATTATTGTAGACAAACAGGACATACAGATGGACTGGAGATAGAAAGATTATGGGCTAATATTAATAAGAAAGGTGATATGAATATGGGACATCATCATGGGATGTCTGCTTGTACTGGAGTTTATTATCCTATCAATGAGATAAAAGAAAACGGAGAAGAGTTTTATGAGTATTGTGATGAGGTAAGTCTTTTACCTGGTAGTTGGGATGGAAAAAATGGTGGATCATTATGTTTACAAGATCCTGCTTATGGACAAAATATACAGTTAAAATTTAAACAATCATTAGGTAATCCAAGTCCATATACTCTAGAATTTTTCCATTTCTATCCAGTGGCTGGAGTATTAATTGTAATGCCCTCTTATCTTATTCATCACGTGACTCCTTTTAAGGAGAACAAAACAAGGATAAGCATATCATTTGTATGTAAATATGGAACAGATTGAGTTTCTTATATTAAAGAACCTTCTTCATAATGAAAAATATCTCAGAAAAGCTTTACCTTTTATAAAGGCAGAGTATTTTCAGGATGCAAATCAGAAGATAGTTTTTGAAGAGATTTCTAGTTTTGTAGAGCAGTATAATGAACTCCCTACAAAAGAAATTCTTACTATTGAAGTAGAAAAAAGAAATGATATTAATGAGGAATCATTTAAAGCAGTCACTCATTTGATTGGGTGTTTAGATGATAGTCCAGTAGAGTTTGAATGGTTGGTTGATACTACAGAGAAATGGTGTAGAGACAGAGCTATATACTTAGCGTTGCTCGATTCCATTGCTATTGCTGATGGCAAGGATGAGAAGAAGAATCCTGAAGCTATTCCTTCCATCTTGTCTGATGCATTAGCAGTTTCTTTTGATAATCACATAGGTCACGATTATCTACAAGACTATGAAGAAAGATTCAAGTTCTATCATCAAAAAGAAAGTAGAATTCAATTCGACCTTGAATACTTTAACAAGATTACGAAAGGAGGTTTACCAAATAAAACGCTTAATATTGCGCTTGCAGGTACTGGTGTTGGTAAATCTTTGTTTATGTGCCATATGGCTGCTGCTTCTTTAATGGATGGACATAATGTTCTATACATTACAATGGAGATGGCTGAGGAAAAGATTGCAGAAAGAATAGATGCTAATTTATTAAATGTAGGTATTCAGGATATTACTGATCTTCCTAGACCTATGTTTGATAATAAGGTTGAAAGTATTGCTAAGAAGACACAAGGAAGTTTAATCATAAAAGAATACCCTACTGCATCTGCTCATTCAGGGCATTTCAAATCATTATTAAATGAATTGGCTTTGAAAAAATCATTTAAACCTGATATAATATTTGTAGACTACCTTAATATATGTGCCTCTTCTAGGTACAGAGCAAATAGTAATGTCAATTCTTACTCGTATATTAAAGCAATCGCTGAAGAACTTAGAGGATTGGCGGTTGAATCGAATCTCCCCATCGTATCGGCTACCCAGACTACTCGTTCTGGGTTTGGTAGCAGTGATGTTGAGCTTACTGACACAAGTGAGTCCTTTGGTTTACCTGCTACTGCTGACCTTATGTTTGCCCTTATCTCCACCGAAGAACTTGAAGGATTGAATCAGATACTAGTGAAGCAATTGAAGAACAGATATAATGATCCTACTATGAATAAGAGATTTGTTGTTGGTATTGATAGAGCAAAGATGAGATTGTATGATTGTGAACAGTCAGCACAAAATGAATTGGTTGACAATAAACAGGATGAGGAATATAATAATGAAGATAAGAAACCTAAAAAAGATTTTGCGGGGTTTAAGTTTTGACTTTAAAAACATATACTGTAGAGAAAAAGAATCCAAAGCATAACCAAGAATGGAGTTGGGAAGAAACTCCTGAAGTTCTAGCAGCCCTAGAACAACTAAGAAAATCTGAAGCAGCAACAAATGACAAATCAAGTTGATACACAAAAGTATACTGAGTTTGTAGATGCAGTTACATCTCAAGAATCAAAGGATTATATTGCATTTAATTCTAGATGCTTTGGTATACAATCAGAAGAAAGTGGTGATGGACTTCCTGTTCATAGACTTTTAACTGCTGCTCTTGGTATATGTGCTGAAGGTGGTGAGTTTACTGAAGTAGTAAAGAAGATTGTCTTCCAAGGTAAACCAGTTAATGAAGAGAACATCTTTCATATGAAGAGAGAACTTGGAGACATCATGTGGTATGTTGCCCAAGCATGTATGGCACTTGATACAGACTTCAATGAGATAATTGAAATGAATGTAGAGAAGTTAAAAGCAAGATATCCTGGTGGAGAGTTTGATGTTCATTACTCAGAAAACAGAAAGGAAGGTGATGTATGAATTACTACGCATTATTAAGTGTATCAAACAAAGATGGTATTGTTGATTTTGCAGATGGACTAGTTCGTTCTGGATATCAAATTATATCCAGTGGTGGAACCCATGCTGTTCTTCAGGCAGAAGGCATACCTGTAATGAAGGTATCTGACTATACTGGTTCGCCAGAGATTATGAATGGAAGAGTAAAGACATTACATCCAAAGATTCATGGTGGTATTCTTTCTCAACGTGGTAATCCTAGTCATGAATTAGATCGTAAAGCAAATGATATTGGATTGATTGATATTGTTGCAGTAAATCTATATCCATTTAAAGAGACAGTTGCTAAGCCAGATGTAACTCTTGAAGAAGCAATAGAGAATATTGATATTGGTGGTCCTAGTATGGTTAGATCAGCAGCAAAAAATTATAAGGATGTTGCTGTATTGACTAATCCTAATCAATATGGAATTTATCTTGATGCACTGAATGGTAATATATCTTCTGTTACTGTTGAAGAGTTAAGAAAACAATTTATGTTACAAGCATTTAAACATACTGCTGAATATGATGCTGCTATTAGTAAATGGATGGAAGATAACATATAAAAACAAGCAAGAATGAGATTTATAAATATATACAGATAAACTAACGTGTTAGTCAAATGTCAGATATGAGCCACGTGTACAAGGCATATGCTGCTGTACATAATTCTGAAAAGAGAAACAATTTAAGTGAAGTAAGAGATGAGATCAGTGAAATGAATCTCAAGCAACTCACTGATGTAGACCTATATGAGGTTGCTGAAGAAGTTCTTGAAGATGTATTTGCTGGTGGTGCTGATATTGCTGACGCTAAGAAAATAATTGAATCTGTTTTTACAAAGGCAAGTGAAGGTGATTCTAATCCTTTTAGAGAAGATAAGATTGAAAGACTTGCAGAAGCATTTATATCTGCTTTTGAAAAGGTAACAGAGAGATCTTTAAGAACTGCTGTAGAATCATATAGTGAGTATCGTATTAATAAGGAAAGATTAGAAAAGTGGAATGATAGCAATAGTACTGGTAATATTAATGCTAAACTTCATGAGAAGCTTGTTGCTCAAGATAGACTAATAGTTAAGAATGGTCTTAAGAGTATGATTGAAGATTCTAAGTATGGATATGATAAGAAAGGTAATTCTTTAAACCCAGTAGATATAGAAAAGAGAAAGAAGAAGGAGAATAAACTTTTTGG